GCATCAATGACGACGAATACCCGGTCCAAAAAGAGAACTGGGATAAGTATGTAGAAATGGTTGCTAATCGCGAGGAGGCAGAAGACGACGGTTATTTCTGGGCCGTATTAGAAGCTAAGATCATGGAGGGGAGTGCTGTTCTCTTTGGGAGCAACATAGTAACCCCAACCCTTGAAACCTCATTACTATCGAGCAAAACACAGGAAGAAGACACTACAGACCAGCCGCCTTCGGGCACTGAGAAAGAGCCGTCAACGTTCGACCTGGACCAAGCTATAAAACAAGTAAAAATTATTGTTTAACTCATAAATCGAGTTCACAATGTTAACACAAGAACAGTTTGACAACCTTGTCGCAAAGGTTGGAAACGAGGCGGCTGAGCGTATAAAAAAAGACTTCGCCACCGCCGAAACAAGTATCAACGCCAAAATAGAGGCGGTGAAAACGGGCCTGATGACCAGCAAAGATTTTGAAACATTTAAATCCGAAGAACTGGCAAAGGTAACCGAATCGCTTTCGAAAGTTGAAGAAGCGATGAAGGAGCAAGGTAAGGTCCTGAATGAAATGAAGGAAAATAACAATCCGGCGCAACCCAAAACCCTGGAAGATGTGCTTACGTCTCCTGAATCAATCAAAGAGATAAAGGCCATCCAGAAAGCGGGCAGCGGCGTTATTGAGATACCGCTGGTCAACCTGGCTTTGAAAACCTCCGGCATGCAGTCGATTGGTAACACAATCCAACCAATGACGCCTGCACCGAACAGCCCCTATCTGCCTGCGGCTGGTCCGCTCAATGCCGATAACTTCTTCGGCATTATGTACAACCCCAATTTCATTATCAACTATGTGAACCGCGGTAGTACCAACTTCGCGCTTCTCCCATGGGTGAATGAAACTTCGGTTGAAGGTGCCGCGGCCCAAGTGCAGGAGGGTGCGCCTAAGCCTCTCTGGAACACTCGCTTTAAGGTGGAAATGTCGCAAGCTAAAAAGACGGCGGCGATGGCGGTTATTACCGAAGAGTTCGATAAAGACCTTCCAGGCTTCACTACGATCGTAAAAAGATTGCTTACTGAGACCGTTGCCCGTAAATGGGATGACGACGTGTATACAGCGGTAATCGCGGCAGCTCAGAGTTATACAATGACCGGACTGAATGGGCAGGTAGATGACTCCAACTTGTATGACGCGCTCCGCGCGATGATTGCGCAGGTTGGTAAAAACAACTTCAATGCAAATTTCATAGGCGTTAACCCGGTAACCGGGGCCCTGATCGAAATGCAGAAATCTGCAACAGACCGGTTATACCTGACACCACCCTTCCAGGCTCGCCTCAATGCTATTATGCGCGAAGGCAATAAAGTGGCAGAAGGGTATGCGCTTGTGGGCGATATTAACCAGTACAATGTTGACGTGTACGAAAACATGGTGCTCAAAGTAGGCTACAATTCCGATGACTTCCAACGTAACCAGTTCAGCGTAATTGCTGAGGTGCGTTACCATGATTACATCAGCACAAGCCGGAAGTCGGCACTGGTGTACGACCAGTTGGCTCGTATTCGTGCATTAATTGACAGTGGCAGCTAATGTTGATTGACCGCACATATTTCATTGGGGAATTAAATATTCCTAACACAAGCAAGCCGGAAATCGGTGGCTTGGTTGACTGGTTCATTGAAAAGTATGAAGAGAAATTTCTGACCGAGGTATTAGGTTACGAACTGTACAAAGCTTTCAAGGCCGGGCTGCAATCCGTGACCGTTGATCAGAAATGGACTGACTTGATAGAAGGGGTTGAGTATACTAACACGCAAAGCAAGACAGCTTTTTGGCGCGGGCTGGTTACTCAACCTCCCTCTGTTCTTAACGCTCTCGATGCCATCAATACCATATCAGTTATCGTTGGCGGAGGTGGCACGTATGATCCCGTTGTCGGTCAAAGTTCGGTAACCATTCCTTCCTCGCTCGTGGGAAAGGATTTCATTATCGAACAGCGGGGTGTGGGTCAACTGAGAGCAGATGAGTACAGCATCGTGGGTAGTACACTCACTTTAACCAGTGGCGTATTCGGAAATAGCGATACTTATTTCTATAAATCAGCAACACTCGCTATTAATACCACCACAGGAACCAGCAAGCAAAGCCCGATTGCTAACTATGTTTATTACTGGTACATCCGGAATAATCACAGCCAAACGGCGGCCATGGGGGAGGTTAAATCCCAAAATGAAAATGCGGTCTTCCATAGCCCCGCTTTAAAGATGACCAAGGCCTGGAATGAAATGAGCGAATGGGTTTGTGAACTCCGGGAATATCTGGACAGTAAAAAAACAGATTACCCCGAGTGGGAGAAAACGGACGTCTGGCGCATGCTCAGGAGTTACAGGCCGATCAATGAGTTCAATATATGAGTGATGTATTTATAGTCGATGAAATGAAACTAGTAGTAGATAAAGTCAATCAGGAATTATACCTGAAAGGCTTTCAGAAACTGCCGGTTTACTATAAGTACGGTCACCCCAAGGAGATAAGCAGTCGATTACAGGAATTATCCAACAGCCCGACCGAAGGACATAAAAAGTTTCCGCTCATTATCCTGTTTACGGATATCACGATTGAGAAAAGTGTACCCGGGTTTTACGGTTCGGTAAGCCTGAGAATGTTAGTGGCGAACATTACAGAGCCCACTTACATATCTGAGGACAGGACCGAACTAAATTTTAAGCCGGTATTACACCCGATTAAGGAGGAGTTGATAAAGCAAATAGGATTACACGGTCAGTTTACCTACGAAGACGAACTGACTTATGACGAAACAGATATGTACTTCTACGGTAGTCAGATCAATAATAAGAACATTTTCAACGACTATATCGACGCTATTGAACTCAAAAACATACAGGTTAATATCAAAAACAAGATTTGTTAACGCATTCAACATTTAACAATGGCAAATTTAAATAATCCACTTTGCGCGTCCAGTTACGGTAATACCGGGTTTGGCGATTGCTTTCTGGAGCCGGATAAAATCGTTGGTGCCTTCCAGGTCCCCGGCGATTTCGCGATTTCCGAGTCGGACACCGTTACGGCACAGGCTTTCCAGTCTTTCCTTGAAACGAAGATCCATGCCGCAATCGGCACCAGGATATTTCCTTACCACAACTGGATTTCGGTAACTGACAATACCGAAGACGTGACTATCAACACAACTGATTACGGTGCGAAAATTTTCATTCGTGACGGGTTCTATGACTTCACTTTCAGGTACTTGAAAGGGGGTGTACTTGCTCATCAGGAGTTCGGTAAAAACGAAGGAAGCGGTAAATACTTCCTGTTGTACGACAAGAACGGGGTGCTTTACGGCTACCGTTCGGGCGGTCAATTGAAAGGCATACCTACGGAGCTTTTCAAAGTACTTCCCTGGCGTCCCGCTACCGGTGCTGATGCGGCGCAGTATTTACTCCGGCTGATCATCGATCCGGTATATATGAATAAAGGCAACCTTGGTTACCTCAAAGTAAAAGATGCTCTTGATTTCAACCTGTTCGATGTAACAGGCCTGCAGGAAGTGGAACTGACTATCATCGATCAAACGCTGAATGTGGCTACCGTAAAGGTAACAAGCAAGATTAGTGCTGTGGATATGTACGCGGCCTATAAAACAAACCTGTTACAGGTTTCGGCGTGGCGCGGTTTTAAATCCGACGGGTCGGCTTCTTCAATAACGAATGTGGCAGACAATGCAGCGGATGAAGGTTTTGATGTGACCATAAACCCGACGCACTATCAGCAGGAGCTCGACGGTGCTGCAATGAAAATCCAATTGGCGCCCGCGGCAACACTCCGCGCGACTCCAATCTCGATTGAAGGATTTGACGACTCTGATGGCGTTGACTTCTTCGTTGAATCTGCGTCTTCGTGACGGTTATAGTAAATAGTACCGGGTTCAGTGTAGAATACTGGGCCCGGTTTGATGAGAATGAGTTTGTTGAGCACGGATTACGGCAGCAAGTTTTTAAGGAACTACCGGAGGAAAACAGGAGAGAGTTACTTAAGCAGACGCACCAAATTATTCACAATGACGCTCCACGGCTTACAACGAAAACTTAAGGGCTTTGACATTCGAAATGAGGTTCGGGAAGCTATTGAAGAAACAGCTGAGTCGGTGGCCGACTTTAACCGCAGGCAAATGTATGCGGGGATAAGATCCACCGGGACAGAAATAAAACCATTGTATGCTCCTTTGACCATTCTTATTAAAGACCAAAAGGGACAACCAACGGATAGGGTAACCCTGAAGGATACTGGAGAATTCTATGCGGGCGTGTTCGTAGACGTGAACAGCGAAACATTTGAGATCGATAGTACGGATGAAAAATCAGAAGCGTTGAAAGGTAAGTACGGGGATAGAATCTTTGGTTTAACTCCGGAAAGTAAAGGGGAGTATGCAATGTATACGTTTTTCCCGGCATTACGGGATAGAATCATCAGGAAACTGGGTTTCAAATTCGAATAATATGGGTTGCCCCGGGTGCCTTTTGACGCAGAAAGAAAAAGAGGAACAGATTGCCAATGTGTCCCAGAAAGCAAAGGAGTATGCTGATCAAAATAAAAAGCTGGCTATTCTTTATTGGTTGTCTGATCGACAGGTTAGTTATATGGACGCCGACGCGGCCCGTATCGCAGGTATCACGCCCATTAAATATGTATCGTGGCTGTAGCAGCCTCCCAATGGAGATTTTTATTCAATGCCTGGTAGAAGAAAATTATAAAGCTCTTTTAATAGACGGCGAGGCCAGTGATGAAAAATTAAGGGAAGCGTGGGTTATAATTCTGGCTGAATACTATGAGTTACGAGGAGATACCGGCGAAGGGATGGAGGTGTGGCAACTGAGCCGCGACGTAATGCGAATGCAGAACCATCTTTTTTTGCTTGATCAGTGCATTGAGTTTTTGAAAGGTCAATGGAGCGATTCAATAGCGGGTAGCGTTAACAAATTAGGTTATCCATTTAAACCTGCGTCCAAGGAAAATTATTTCATTGAACTCGATGCAGTAGTCAATAAATCAAAAACCAAGTACATACAACTACAGCAGAATATTAAGCTGTTGCAAGACAAAATAAGTAAGGTGGGCGATAAAAAACCCACCCGAGAGTACTACGACAACCTCCTTATCCATATTGAAGAAATGCAAAAGGTAACCTATAGCATGGATACCGTAACCGTTCAAAAATTTGTTTCACTGGAGAAAAAATATTGGCACCAGGTCGAACAGTTAAAAGCGAAAGCCGCGAAACATGGCAACAGAACGTATTGAGAGTCTTATATCGCAAGATGCGCTTGATGATTTTGACAAGCTGAATGCAAAAATGGCATTGAGCCTTTCTGCGTTTGAAAAACTGATTGCCAAGGGAGTGCAGTTAAATAAAGATTTCGGT